TCAGAAGCGAGCCAAACGCGCTAGATGTCGAGCAATTAAACCCGGAAGGCTTGGCACCCGAAGTCAGGACACGGAATGAAGACCCGCCGTTATGAGCGATAGGCAGAGTTATAACCGCGCCCGCACGGGTTCCGTTTCCGATAATACCGCCGTTGCCATCGTATGCCGATACCCCGTAAGCCTTGGTGACGCATTGCGCCATGCGGGATGCTTCAAGGATATAAATAGGCGGTTGTTTGTGTGAGTTCTGCGGAGTGCCGTTTTCCCATTGTGCAGGATAATCATGGATAAACCCGGCTTTAAAGCAGTTCGAATCCCCGGCAGCGTTTTTACGGACAACCCAATCATCCATACCCCAGCGGAATCTGTGTGTGTTTGCAGCGTCCGTTGCGGCACGTCCGGTGACAAGAGGGAACGGCACTAAGCCAAATTTCAGACTTGTGCTATTCGGGATATTGTTTCTGTACATATCGAGAAGCATGCCAAGCTCCCCGTATCCAGTCCACGCGCCCTCTGAACCGCCGCTTGAGAAGTAAGTGGTCTGCCCGATGTTTGCATGACCATGACGCCACAGGAAGCACCCAACCTTGCCCATAGCTCTACCCGCAAGAAGAGTAGAGAGGCCATAGAGGTTGATGCCGTTCGCGCTTGTCAGCTGGTTATGCTGCTCAATGGTCGAGCCGCCTACGGAGCCGTTATATATTTGAACAACGCACCCTAAAGTATTCGAAACATGGTTCCCGATTGCGATATGACCATCCGGCGCGGTTTCGCCTGTCGCTTCATCGTAAATCTTGTGCATGGCGTTAAATTCATAGAACCGCCCGCCAGACGTGTATGCGTTGACGAACGGAACATCTGTATCGAAATATTGACGGTCTACGATTGCAGTGACCGTGTGCAAAACACCATTGGCCTCTGTGGTTCCTAGAACCCCAGCGACATAACCCGAGCGACCAACCGCAAGGCCATGCTCTGTCGTGATCCTGATACGGCAGAACCCGGAGCCGTTATCCGTAATCCCGGTGATCGTCATATGATAGACGCCGGAATGAGAAACAGAGGATTGGATATTTTGGATAGTTGAAACGCGACCATTTAATGTCAGGCCGCTTGAGCCGTAAGGATCGGTCGTCGATTGTAGTTTATCCATAGACGACTGACCAGAAAGGAGCATGGTCACCCCAACCCCGAAGTAAACGGAGGTCGTCATAGCTGGGGTATTGCCGACTTTTCTTAATTGAAGGTTCCCGAATTCAGGCGTTAAAGGAAGCGTGATCGACCCCGACCATGTTTTTCCCGATATACCGCTTGCAACGGTCGTCCATGAAGTTCTGGCAACACCATTCTTATCAATAAATTGCGCTTCTATATTCCCGCCATCCGTTCCGATATATCGACCGGAAAGTGAAATAGTCGCGGAATTTGACGTCTGATCGAACACGCGACCCCATCCCATAGGTGCAAGGAATACGGTGTTCGTCGTCGGAGCATAGCCAACGCCAGTCACAACGGTCGATGAACGCGAGCCAGCAGACCATGAGTGAGAGCCAATCGTACTTACAATCGGAGTAACATCGGCGTTTAAGAGGAAATAGAAATCATTCGCGGCTGGTGTTCCGAGTGTCGTCGGATTCGTACCGTTCATGACATCGAGCATCTGAGCTTCTGTCAGTGAATAGGACAGCTTGGCGAATTTGCTCAGGATGCCTTTGTAATGGATAGAGCCAGCAGTATCAGATCCAATCCGGGTTCCCGTCGATGTGATAGCACCGTATGACGTAACCGATTCATCTACCTTGACTGGAGCGTTGCCTGGGAAGCCAAGCCACATCTGCGCAAGACCGCCTACCTTCTGGACGTTTACCCAGACCGAAGCCTCAGCAGGGATATGAATGTTCGATCTCATACCCCTCGCAGAGACAGTGGCTTGCCCTGAGGATTGCTGGCCAAGAAACGCTCCGACCGAATCCCTGCCGAACGCCGTCAGATATCCAGTGATTCTGTCATAAGCCACATAGAAGGAGCTGTTGCTGTTGGCCGTTCCTGTATTCGACGCGAAGATGAAACCAGTCTGTGATCCTGTAACCGGAACCTTCATCCAAAACGATACCGACCAATCTCCAGCAGGAAGCCCGACATCTACGCCGCCATACCGAGTGTTGCCGCCCGCACCGCCGAAGAACAGGGCATTATCAGTCGATGCGGCAGGTAGGGGAGAGGGGATAGGGGCTGATGCACTTGAACCCGAACCGCCCCTTGATCTGTCACGAGTCCTTAACATTTCGTTCCCTAAATGGAGTGTTTCGCTTGAAGATAAGCAACTATAAGATTTCTATTAGTATCTGATAATACACTGTTATAAGCAATGATTTCATTGACTTCTGCGGCTATAAATCCCGTTATAGTGTTACGAACTGCAACGCCTACCGCGAATCGGTTCATGGTGTTAGTTCCAGAGCGGATATAAGATTGAGGTGTAGTCCCTGCGACCCCATTAATATAACCAGTTACGAGAGAGCCGCTATCTGTAATGGTTAAAATCTCTTTTACGTCATCAAATATATTACACCCTAAACCGTTTGTCCCCCCAAGCATGACAGTCCCGGCATCATTACGGAACTGAACATAAGTGCCATCGTCAATCGCAGAAGGCCTTACTCTAGGCAATTGGTAAACTGGATTCGCAGCAGTACTTGATCCTTCACAAACTAAAGCTGTCCCAACAGCAGGTCCAGCCGATTTCATAACAATAAACAAGCTCATTGCACCAGCCGCATATAAAGCAGGGAGAGCATTAAACAGATAAGTTGCGACACCATCAAAGCTGATCATATCAGAGCCGTTATAAGTCGGTCTTGCCGCAAGTGTGTTAGCCAAGTGCGCCGCGTTTACAGATTTATCTTGCCATGTATCGACCAATCCGCCTTTGTTTAAAACAGTCGCAACGTCAGTGGCATCATACCAGCGCAATAGTCCAGAGATGTCAGAAGGAGAGAACGGAGGAGTGGCTCCACCGCTTGTGCCTCCCCGTGATCTGTCTCTTGTTCTAAGCATTTTATTTACCTACCGCTATCCAGTAAAATGATGTTGTAGCCGTAGCCCCGCCAGACCTCTCTCTTTGGTCGCAAGTGAAGCTCGTCAGTCCCGGATCAGACGAAAGGGTCATGATGGCAGGGTTAGTACCAGCCGCCGCTCTACCGATTGGAATGACCACATAGCAAGCAGAAGTGTAAGCAGTCGTAAAGCTGACAGTCGGGTTATTAGCCCCGCCCGTATACCGACCCCAATTCACGATAATTCCCTTGAACAGCGTGATTGATCCGTTTGTCGCATCAGTAACCCCAGAGGCCATAATTGAAGCCGTAAGGATTTTATTAGCTGCGCCAGAGGCCACTTCTGCAAGCGTTGCGTAAAGCGAGGAAACTAGATCAATTATACCCTGAACCGTGTCGCGTTTTGTCTGGTTAGAGTCAGAAGCATCGGCAAAAATAACGCTGTCCGCCGCTGTGATTACATCTTCCGTAAAGTTAGCAACGATATTATCAACCGAAGCAGATTGAACAGAAAACGCCGTGATATCGTCGGTTTCTCTAATTAGATTTCCTAAAGCGTCCTCAAGGCGGAATTTATAAGAGCCGTCAAGAAAAACAACTGAACGCCCCGCGCTGTCTAAAACAACCGGATTAGCATGGGGAACGTCCCCTGCCTCAGTCGTATAAGTGGCTTTTGGTGTTACCGTTCCGGCTTCGTAAGTGAATAGCTTCCCACCGTTTAGAGGGTTGCCGTTATTGTCAATAAATTGTACAAAGTGTGGAGTATATAAGACCGCCATTATTTTACCTTCTCATTATTATTTAATATAGCAGTTGCTTTTGCAACGGGCATGGACATAACTTGTGATAAGAATTTTTTCTTTTGATCTGGTGGTAGGTTGTCAATCATCTTTTTTGATACTTTACCGCCTTGTTCAATAGCCAGTAAAAGATTTTCAGCCTTCCCGCTTGCCAATGCTTTTTGACCAGACCTTGAGGCTGTACCAACAATAGGAACTAAAGCACCAACACCCGCGCTCCCTGCTCCTATGCCTGAAGCCAAGCCACCAATAGCAGGAAGAGCCGTGTTTCCTACAGCGCGACCACCGCCTAAATCAAAGCCAAACTTACCGAGAAGTTTTAAAACCCCCTCTCCAGTGGTCTGTGTTGATGCTTGCTTTAACGCCTCTTTCTCAGCATCAGACCAGCCGAGAGTGTTTTTCGGATTTATCCTGAATTTCTCTAAATCTCTTTTAAGCTTATTCGCATCATTAGCCGCGCCGACAATTATCTGTCCGACTTTTTCAAACCTCTTGCTTTTAGCCCACTCTGCCCTTGCTGCCGTTAAGGCTTGAACAGCAGAAACATCACCAGATAACAGCTTATCGGGGGTTAAATCCTCAATAAAATTATCTATAAAGTCTATAGCCCTGCCCGCAGCCTCTGCCTCTTGAGACTTATTAGGATTAGTAATGTCCTTCGCAAGGTTCCCTAAAATCTGCCTGTGTCTGTCTAATGTCATCAGGCCAGTGTTACCAGCCGCAATGTCATCACCTAAATCTTTAATTGCGCCTAGTGTAGCTGAATAAAGCTTTTGGGAGGCAATATCTTTGTTTTTAACCACGCTAGACAAATTGTCTAGAAGAGGTTGAACTGCCTCAGGCTTTGCCAGAACCCCAGCGTCATCAGCCGCAGAATATAATCTTCGAGAGCCATCTTTAATTGCGCCCAAAGTCTCAGATATTGCATCTTCTCCCCTCGCGCCGATACCAGTGATTATATTTTTTGTTCCCCCAATAGCGGCCTTACCTAAACCACCTAAAACCGCTCCAGCAACAGGTAAAGCACCACCGATAGCAGCACCAGTGCCAGCACCTTTGAGAAATGCGTCACCGCGCTGTCCTGCATCAGCTTCCCCCGCCGCGTACAAACCAGCCACGGGAGCGGATATAGCCGCACCGCCTGCGCTTCGTGCAGCAATATTTCCGATTGCCCGAGACAGTCCGCCACCTTTAAATGGTGTAGCACTAACCATTTTTGTTGAGAAATCTGCAAAGCCTTTTAATCCTTGTGCGGGTGTTGCTATAATGCCAGCCCCTTGAACTGGCTTGCTAAATGCAGCGGGTAGAGTTGACGCCACGCCGATTAAATTCCCCACCGTGGTTGCCGTAGGATTAGCTTCCTGAGTGGCCTTTGTATCCGCTTGGGCTTGGTCATATAACTCCCTGTATGTGCGCTCATCCCCCGTAATCGGGCTTGCAGCCTTGGCAATACCTGCGCCGATACCAGACGTGATGACATTCCCGAACGGAACCTGTCCTCCTGCAATTCCATAAGCAACAGCACGCGCAGCACTCCCAGCGTTCCCCTGTTGAGGGGCTTGCGAGGGTGGGAATTTCTGACGCAAAACACCTTTGATTTCATCAGGTGACATTGTATCAGGAAACTCTAATTCTTGGCCGTTAATTTCAACGATAGGCATTATTCAAATTCACCTGTTGCAGGATTATAAACCAATCTTGGCTTAGGTTTTTTACTGTCAAATTGTGCTTTGCTTCTGTCATAAAGCCCCGGCACCGGATCATTTATATTCCCCAGCCCTATATCAGAAGGCATATTCGTGGGGTTGTATGGGATTAGTTCCTCGCCGTCCATTTGCATTTGAGGAATGCCACCAGAAGCGGCCATTTGTTTTCGCGCCAATCCAGACTGAATAACTTCTCGTAAGCGGTTTAACTCTTTTCTAAAAGCAGCCTCTGACTGAGATGTCTGCATAGCTGCAATCGCATCTGTTGCCTTTTTACCCTCAACCTCTGTGATTTGTCCGCCGCCTTTTAGGGATTCAAAAGCTTGCAGGAAGTTTGCCCCGCCTAATTGATCTAATTTTGCCTGAAAGTCAGCAGCCGGAGAGCCAGAAATATTCCCGACAAACGGAATACGCCCTCCCATTGGATTAGGTAGCCCGACAACAGATTGAAGCCCCGGAGAGTTTTCAATCTCGTTTAACAGCGTAACCATACTATCAGTTTTACCAGTAAGCCCCGGAAGGTCTAGCCCAGCTTGTGTTGCGGCTTCTGATTTCATCGTTGCGGATTTGTTCGCAGCGTTAATCTGCGGCTCATATTGAAGTTGCTGGCCTAATCTCCCAGCGGTTTCACCCGCTGCAATCATCGGATCATATTGAAGATCAGAGGCGTTTTGCGCATTAGCCTCATAAGCTTTTTTAGTCCCCGCAATCGACCCCACCGCATCCCCATAGCCACCCATAGCCATAGGCCGACCGTTCGCGTCCATTACAACGCCACGATCAACAAGCTTGGCTGAAAGTATAAGGTCATTCATTCGCTGCACATCACCAGCAGCGCGAGCGGCTTGTAACTCATTCGCAAGCTTAACCGCAGCAGGATCGGTCCCGGCAAGCTGTCGCTGCGCCGCTTGTTTTTTCATCAAAAACTCAGCCGCCTCCCTGTCAAAATCCTGCTTTGTCTTAATGCGCTGGAAAACGCTTAAATCCGGGCTTGCCATTAGTTAACCTCATTGTCATCAAGGTAAACGACCTTGCCGTTAGCATCTATATAGCTCTTGCGTCCAAGGATATTAGACAAAGTGCCTTGCAGGATATTATTTTGTGCAATGCCAGCATTAGCACCGATATTCCCAAGGTTGCCGTATGTATCAATAAGCCCATTAGTGGCACTTGATCCGTAATTAGCAAGACCAGCGTTTCTCTGGAACCACTGATTATACGCATCGTTATAAGACTGCGCCGCCAGACCTTGACCGTAATCCTGCGCCGCTTTTAAGGCAGCGCCACTCTCACCTAGACCACGGGCAGCAAGCGACCGCTCAAGGGCTTGGTTGCCCTGACTGAGCCTGAATTGATAACCTGCATCATCCTCAATCTGTGATGGATCAAATCCAGTTTGAAGCGAATTAAGCCCCTGCCTGCCAGCATTTAAGAATGGATTAAGGGCTTGCTGAGATTGAAGCTGTGCTTTTCTCAATTCTTCCTCTGCATCGTTATTAGCCAGAAGCGACCCAGCCGAGCTAAGCAGATTCCCCCCAGCACCGGAAAGAGAAGAGCTAAGCGCATTACCTAAGCCGCCAGATGAGATGATCCCGCTTGTAGCCGGAGCGGACGGACCCGCAACGCCAGCAGCCAGAGGCGTAGAAGCGGGAGAGCCAAATAGACCTTTGGAAATATCGCCAGCGTTAGCACCGACCCCGCCTGTAACACCACCAAGCAAGGCACCTTTAAGTCCACCGCTTGCGCCGCCCAAAAGCGCACCGCTGAGCGCATTACCGATTGTCTGTGACCCAACTGACCCTCCAAGACCTACAGCCTTACTGATAGCCGACCCTGCCGCATTAGCAAGCCCGCCACCACCTGAGCCGAGATACCCGCCAGCACCACCAAGAAGCGCACCCTTAAGTCCGCCCCCACCCACTGCGCCAAGCCCCGCGCCCAATGCGGCACCAGCCACGGGGCCAATGCCCGGAATAAATGAAAGCGCAATCGGAGCGACTTTTTTGATTAAACTAGACATTTTTTACCTCACCAAAACAACACTAGAAACCTGAAAACCGTACTTCTTGAAAAGATTTATAAAAGCTGCGTCATTTCCTATATTCGCCGTTGCCTTCACAAAAACCTTCACACACTTATTCTCATCAAACCAATCGCACATCCCCTTAAGCAATTCACGGCTTGCGCCCGTTCCCCTTGCCTTTGGAGACATATAAAACTCAACAATGTCGCCCACATTCTCGACCTGAAAATCATTCTCGATAGACACCATCCCAGCCCCAAGCAATTCTCCCTCATCGCTCGTTATCTGAATAATGTCGCAGTCTGGATGAACAATATGGGTATAAAAACTTTTCAGAGCGTTTTCCTCTGAGTACGTCCATCCCCACTGCGTTTCTGCAATAAACTCACGCCCCAGGTTAAGCAAAGCAGGCAGGTCGTTTATCCCAGACTTGCGGACTATCATCGAACCTCCACCATTCCAATAATGCTAATTGGTAAAGTAACCGCCGACCACGCTGGCAGGAAAATACGGTTATTAGCCGACACACAATGTCCTGAGTTAGTCCCCGTTCCGCCTGATACGGCAAAGCAAATACCATCCCCCGCCATCGTCAGAGGGAAGTTATCAATATAAGTCGTCGCCGCTGTTGATGTCGTGCTGGTCGCCGGAGTGATAACCATTCTGAAATAAGCCAGTCTGCGCCCGATGCGGTAATAACGACCTGTCAGAGTAGGAGTACCTACGCTTCCCAAGCTTACCGCCGTTGGAGTCCACTCCGTTCCTGTGTCGCCCTCATAAAGCGAGTTAAAGAACAAAATCCAAGAAAGGTTGGCTTTCCCTTCTTGATCTATAACGAAGTCGTTAATTGGCGGGGGTGATATGTTCACTTCAGATAGCTTCCAATTATCGCAATTTTAACCGGATCGGTTACGCTGATTTTGAAAGTCATCTGCTCAGCAATTCCTAAACGGCGAAACACCACATTCGTCAAGTATTTGCCAACTCCCCCTATCGGGGCGGTATAGCTATCTGACCATGTTCGTGCGCCATCTGTACTAAGCTGCAAGGAAACAAGTGGGTTTGACCCCTGCCCGAATTGTAGGCCGACCCCTGTTTCAAAGCCGATTTGAAGCTGACTAAATTTAAGCTTTTTCCCCTCATCAGAGATATGCGTATAAACGCGCTGCCTAAGAATAGCGTCCTCATCGTCACTATACACATCAAGAGATAAAAAGTAAATATTCCCATTGCGCCTGTCTCCGATTAAATGCTTGCCAAAAGCAAAAACAATCGTGTTTGCCAAGTGCGTTTCAAGCCCACCCTGAGTATTCAGGAAGGCTCTTTCATGCCAAAGATTAGTCGATATATCATAAACCAGCGAAGTCTCTAATCCGCCGCCCGTCAGCATGTAAAATTCATGCCCTTCTTCTTGATACGTCAAAGCCCTGATTTTAGATTTATTAGTTGCCTTGGAAATGGCATATTCAATGGATTCTGTCGAAACTCTTTGCGGGCTAAAGCCTTTCGCCCGATAAACGATCCCTGAGCCGTCTGCGCTCTCTCCAAGCCAAAATACAGAGCTAGAAAACTCTTTTGCAGTCAAAGGGGCTAAAATCCCCACCGTAAGCTCTGCGCCTGAGATTTTCTGGAAAGGAAACGCGCTATCCCCGGTATTCGTCCATATTTCAGTGGTTTTATTGCCGAACATCCAAAGCTGGCCTAACGCACGAATAACCCTCAGAAGATTATCCGGCGAGCTTTCTGCCGTTGCAAAATCCAACGCGGCCCACGTTAGCCCATCATTCAAGGCAGATATTTGAAAGCGGCCCGAATTATTCTGGTTTACAATAAAATACCCGTCATTGGTTGTAATGCCGCCAGCAGAAGGAAAATTAACACTAGAGATTTCTGCAAAAGCATTTGTTGCATATGTAAAGATATATCCGTCAGTACCGTCACAGATAGCAAGCTGATCCTTGTTTTCGTCCATTGTGACGTTGCCGGATGGAGAGTTAATCGTTCCTCTTTCGGTGGCAACCCCAAGCGCATCAACCTCAAAAAGCTTTACGCCGGAGATGAAAAAAAGGCGTCCGTTAGTTGATGTAAATGCCGCCCTAATAGGTCCCTCACCAGCAGTAGTAAATAGAGAAAATCCCGGAGTTCCATATAGTGCCGCTGGCTCTTTTCCCTGCTCGTCAAATACCGCAAAAAGGTTAATCATCCTTTGAGCGTTAAACGGCAGAGACCTTTGATTATACGATGAACCGACAAGCCCTATTTTCAATTACATCCACCCGTTTTCAAACCTTCCAACGCGGATCGGTAGCGGCCTTGCGTCCATTGATCGGTTACGCATGATATTCGCCCGAACGAGGCGTTTCGATTCTGCCGCAATTTCCATGACAACCGGATTAACCTGCTGCTCATATTCAGGATAAAGCTCCATTGCCAGATTATAAATCAGCATTCTTTCCCAGCCCGAAGGAAGCTCAATTTCATCATCCAATGTAAACTGGCTTAGCTCTTTTTCTGTTAGAAGAAATATCTGATACGCCTTATCAGGAACCGGATAGAGGCGGATATTCACTAAAGGATTTCCGTTATCAGAATTTATGTATGCCGGAATACCAATAGTCGTTTTCTGGCTGATCTGGCTGCTATAAATCTCGTCTGTGATTATAGAAAGGCCGTAGTCAGTAATTCCGTCCTTCAAATAAGCACTTACGATAAACATCGGCTTGGCAGTATTAAACGAACCACCAACCCCCATCGTATACAGGCTTGTCGAAGGCGTTAAACTGAACGTCTCCCATTGCCTCGCGTAAATCATCATGCTGTCATTGGCATAGGATGAAAGCATGGCATTAAGCGCGTCAAGGGCATCGTTTGCCTCATCGGAGGAAACGGCATTATTCTTGAAATTAGCCCCGATTTTCGTCAAGGCTTTTGTGATAATGTCCCGCGCCGTAGTCATTATTTATCGCCAGTCGTAAACTGAATATGTACAAGACCAGTCCCGGTAGCAGAGTAAATTGAAACATGCGTCATGGCGCTTGATACGTTCCACATTTCAGCGGCACCGTTAGCCATCGCCGTCCCCTGATAACGCGTTCCCGCTACTGGTGCGGCAAGTGTTACAGAAGATGATGTTTCACCCTTAATCAAAGCCACATCGCCGCTTGCGTTCAGAATACGCATACGGGTCACGCCATTAGGCACAGCGTAAGCCGTTGGGGTAGATGAGGCGGTAACAGGAAGGGTAATATCGTTAATATTTACAAACATTTTCTCACCTTTGATTGAAGCTAAACAAACGAAAGCAGGGGTTTCCCCCTGCCCTCTATAATTTAGCTCGTCACGCGGCAAAGGTGTTCGTCACGGACAACAGCAGTCCCGAACTGGATATCCAAGCGGAGCTTCAGTTGGTCAGTGTCGCCATCGTAGAACTTGATCGCACGCATCGAGATACCGTCAACAGTCTCAGTCGAGCATTCAACCACGCCCTGACCCGGATCAAACAGAGGCACAGAACAGAAGCGGACTGCGCTCGGGTGATAGACCAGAGAGTTTGCCAGAACCGAGTTAGCAGTTGTACCAGTCGAAAACACCAGAGCAGCGTTATCGGGGATAGTCGTCGATACGTTCTGACGGGTGCCAGTGAAGTACAGTGCAGGGCTGATCGGGAGAGAAGCAATTGCGCCAGCCGTTGCAGCAGTTGTCGCAGTGACAACAAACTGTTTCAGGTTAGGCAGGGTTGCTTTCGTGATCGGGTTGACATCATAAACGCCAGCAATCGTGAACGTAGTGCCCTTAGTCAGAGTGTTGGTGCCAGTGATAGCATCAACAGCAATGGTCGCGGTGCCGTTCGTAGAGACTGCGCCGTTCACAAGAACAGACTGAGCAACAGCCGTGCCGTTCGTGTGAGTGTAGGCGAGGTTAGATGTCATGAAGTCCATGCCGAAGGTAGTCGAACCAAGGTAACCAGTTTTGAACTGGTCAGAGATTTGGCTATTTGGCAGGAACAGCCCTTGCAACGCTGGGATCATGGAAGTATTCACGGATTGATGAATAACCGCCATCAGGTTGTCTTGCGGACACGCTTGAGCGCGGATACGCTCAGCAGCCTGAAGGAACACGTTGGAAGTCGCCGGAGAAGTACCCGGAGTACCAACGGTCATATAAGCCGCTTGTGTAGCAAGAGTAAGGTTGTAGTTTTCGACTTCTTCCGCAACACGCTGTACAGCCGGAGCGAGGAAGCGTTTCGCCCATGACTTGATTTGTGCATCGGTTGCGATTTCAGCCGAAGTAAGGTCGATGTCAACGCCGCGCCGCTGGTTTACAGTCAGCGCAACACGTTCCTCAACAGTATCCTGTGTCGAGAAAGTCGCATTAGAACGAACCGCATAACGAGCGTTTTTGTTGACATAGAGGGTATCACCCGGCTGCACGGATTTAAACGCGCCGCCGAAAGTGGTTTCATCTTCCTTGTCGATAGAAGCTGTAAAGCCAATGCGGTTGCGAAGCATTACTGCGCCCATTTTTGCAGCAATACCAGTCAACGACTTTACGGTATTAATTGAGTTACTAGCCATGATTTAGGGTCCTTTGTTAATATTTAATGTCATATCTTTTAAGAAGCTCCTCACCTGATAAGTCACCTTCTGCTTTGGTGGATGAACCACGTCCGGCAATCGGCTTAATCGGGGAAGGCGCACCAGATACACGGTTTAAAGATGGTTTTTTCTGCTGAGCTAAGGCGATTTCCATTGCTGCCCGATAAGGACTCATGGTTAAAAGCGCCTCCAGCTTTCCTTCTTTTGCCAGATTGTAATACGCAAGACCTGCGTCATCGGCCTCTAGAAAAGCTAACTCAACGTGTTCAGGCAGGTTGTCCATGATGTCGGCATTCGTCTCAATAACCTGCATGAAATCAGGGATTTCTGCTTTATGGGTTTCAACCTTTTGAGCAATCTCTTGCTCTCGTTGCTGTACCCATTGCTGTTTATGAGATTGAACCTGCTGATCTTTTTGCGACTGCTGCTGAACAGATTGTTCCATCTTTATCTTGTGTAGTAATTTTGCCTCTAGGTAACTGCCGTAATCGTCAAAATCCTCCTCTTTCGGGGCTGAGCTATCGGACTGCGGAGTTTGTTGAGGCTGTGCTTGAGGTTGTCTGTATTTCGACACTTCAGCTTGTAATGCGGCCATTTCAGCACGCATTTTTACCAGTTGTTTATCGCGTCTGGAAATCGCGTTTACTGCCTTTTTAGGAAACGGAACGTCCTCTGGTTCGTCATCGGCCTTGGCTTCATCCTTGGATTCGGCTTCTTTAGGCTCTTCTGGCTTGTCTTTGGGGGTTTCGACCTTGGCGGGCGTTTCGGTGACTAATGCCTCTTCATTCATTGAAGAGATTACATTGTCGATTTCGTCAGTCATATATTAACTCCGTTTTGTAACATTTGCAATTGCATAATGTATCTATGGGGTCACCATAAATTCTTTTTGAGACTGGCCGGGGATCATGTCCGCAACCTCGTTCTCTAATTCAGTCTGAATTAAATCCTGCTTAGCTTTTAACTCGGCCTCATATTGAAGCTTCGTAATAAGTAAATCTTTTTCAAGTGACTGGATTTTCAGGGTTGCGATTTGCTCCTGAGACTTAAGCGCGTCATATTGAGCCTTGAGATCGTTTTGCGCTTTTTCCATCTGAGCCAAGGTTTTTTCCTGCTCTGTCTGCGCTTGCAACGCTTGAAGCTCTTGCGCCCCTTGCTCGATGATTTGAGCCATCTGCTCTTTTTCAGGATCAACAACAGGCTCCTCGGCTTCTTCTCTTTCATCAGGCTCAAGGAATTTCGGATCGACAACCTTTTTCATCCGGTTAGCCATCGCCTGTGCGCCAGCGAAGTCAGAGTATTTGAAATACAAGTCACCCATGACAGCCATTAGGTCAGGCGAGGCTGTAAACACCGCTTGAAGGGCTTCTACGCTCTCTTGGCGTAAGGTCGTATAGCTTGCACCCGTCACCACCCGAACGTCATATTTACCTTGTTTCAGGTCGATGGTTTCTTCCTGATCTTCTACAACTTCCCCATTCACGCCGATTTGCTTAGGCTCGTCTTCTGCCCCGATAATTCTCAGGACGCGGGCGGTATCGTAAATTTCAGGGATCGCGCATACTAGAACGCGCCCAACATGAGTGATTGCTTTCGATAGGTTGTCTGCAAAGTGATATGTCGCTACATCGCCTTCCTGCTTGCGCTGGGCGATAGCTACGCCGGATTGCTCGTTTGAACGCTGGCCCAATGAAGCGTTATAAATCCCCATCGTAGCCTTGATGTCATCCACCGCGCCACGGGACGCATTAACAACACCTGTAGGGATTGTAGGCGGCTCAAGTCTTTGCGGCATTGCAACCGAATTGCCGTTTGCGTCTGTGGTCTTATAACGCAATACAGCGGCTTTAGAAGGATTAAGCCAGTCAGCCGCGTAATCATCAACCTGACCCTCTGCCGCCATGATAGGGGCTTGCGGGGCTTTCATCAGAAGCTCTGTTTCAAGAGACTTCCAATAGTTAAACATCTTCTGCGCTGATTTGGATTTTCTAATCAGGGAGAAAATATACCTTTTGCCGTCAATCCAATTCTCCTCGCCGTAAACCGGAATGAGGGGAATATATTTACCGGGGAATGTCGTTTCTTCCAGAACATCAGCCCCAGACATTTTAAGTCTGCGGACAGTGCGCTTTTTGACTTTTCTGGTTTTCTTGAGCGGGGAGCCGTCTTCTACATCAAAGACTTTGCCATCATCACCAATGGAAATGGTCTTTTCTGTTTCCTCGATATAGAAATGCTCTGCGATAGAAATAAACTCGTCGTCTTTAGCTTCTGACGTGCTGTCAGATTCAAAACAAACCGCATCGAATTTAGGGTATTTCTTTTTGAACTCTGAAACCCTCATCTTTTCGATGATTGTCCCGTGCATTGCGTCAGAGCCATCAAGCGCGATAGACCCAGCGTCAAGCCAGCAAGCAAGGGGATTAACTACACGGCATATCTTCAATTCCTGATCGAAAGATTCGTCATCAACAAAATCATGATCTACGCGAATGAAGCCGATAGATTGCTTAATTGCGTTGAATACAGCCGTGTCATAGGCGTTGTCGGCAGAAGAAGCATACTCAATAGATTTAATAAGCCCTTTATACGTTTCTGCGATTTCTGGCTTGCTGTCAAAGCCTACCGGAATGATATTGATCGTTGGGGTGTTGATACGGATATCGTTGGCGACTTGATGGACGAATTGCCCTAGCTGGTCGATTGTAAGGGCTGGTCTACCAGAGGAAACGCGGCTTGAATAATCAGCCTCATCCCATTGAGCGAAATCATCATCTGAAAGAAAGCGGGCGTCTTCTTTGGCTTTATTGTAAATATCAGACCAGTAATCCTGATCTGCCTTAAGCTTGTCTTTTGCTATCTGGATAATATCGTCGGCCATGTTATTCCCAAGAAATAATAACAGCTCAAAAAGGCCAAATATCGCCTGACAAAGCATGGCGCGTAAAAATTACAGTGTATTCTATTCCTGACTAGGGAAATTGTCAAACCCCCATATAAGATTGTCGGTGGGAAGTTGAGAGCTTGAAAGAAACGGGTTTCTTGTTCAGATTCTGCTTGCCGCGCAGTGCAATTTCCCTAACCATATATCTCGACGCATCCATAACGTGGTCATTTTGCTTAACGATCTTTCCTTTTTCATCGCGGCGATAAAGTCTGTATTCACCAAAGAACTCTGTGCAATTAGCAAATACCTTAAATCGCCCGGTTGACATTCTTTCGTACATATCAAAAATCCCCGCCTCAACAGCGTTATCAGCTTCGATCAAATCCAGCCCCTGCTCCCTGTATAATTGGATAAGCTGTTCACCGTCTTTTTGAGCGCGCCCACGGCTTGCAGGATCAATCGCCCCCGGTATCCATTCGCCTCGCTGCTTAATTGCCTGCGCATGAACTGCCGGCTCAGCCTGCCCCCGCTTGTAGGTATGGGTAAGGTAAATTGTGTCTGTTTCTGGGTCATAAGCCCCCCAAGCGGCGGCGGTGTTATTCCAACCTACGTCTAGTCCGTACAGCCTCTTAAAATGCTCTGGAAGGTCGAAGGCAGGACAAGTTATATCAGCCTCTAAAATCTGGAATACTGATCCAGACCCCAAAGCCGGAACGCCCTTAGACCTTGCGTCCCTCTGGTGGGGAGGAAGAGCCGCAAGCATCTCAGCCTTAGTCTGCTCATCCAAGTGCGGCGCGTCATCCCAAGTTGCTATAATTACATAAGCCGCGCCTTTTTCCGCTTTGTCTTGCAGGCTCAATACGGTTTCCGAAACACCCTTTAACGGGGTAAAGGTTGTCAGAACACAGCCCTTTGTAGTCATGGTACGAATTAGAGCTTCTGAATATACATCCTGCGGAGGCTCTTCATCAAACCAGATAAAATCCCGCTCTGTCGCTTGGAATGCTTCCCGGCCTTGATCGTATGACTGAAACTGTAAAACGCTGGTTCCGCCTGATTTATGTTTAATATAAACCATGTCAAAAGCGTCAGGAATGCCGGATTTTGGTTTTTTCTCAGTAATAGCATCTTTAGGGATAAAGCCAGTTCCAATATCGCTGATCGACCCCATAAGCTTGAACTGCATCGAGTCGCGGACAAGCTTGCCTGTTTCCCCCGCCGCTATGACCGATACAGCCTTGTGGAAGCGCCTCCCGACCCACCATGAGGGATATTCCCCTGTAAGGTGACAAGCCGTCTCAAAAGCCCCCGTTTCCGATTTGCCGACACGGTTTGCGGCCATGAAGCAACGCTCTCGCCAATCTGCGCCAGCAGCCATGATGTCTATGTGCTTAGGGTATTTGTCACGGGAGAACTTTCCGGCATCAGGAAAGAACGTCTGGAGCTTATTATATTTGCGCCGTTGGGCTTCTGCCTTTAGGTCTTCAAGCGTTATCTTGAGGTTTTTCACTCAGAAGGCTTTCCAGTTGATCTTGTGGAATTGCTTGTAAAACGCGCTGGGTTACATCTGCATTATCGACCGCGAATGTCTCGCCCTCTGGGTTAGCAATTTGTAATGGCAGAACCTTGCCGATTAGCCCCATAAATGCGTTTGGATTGCTTTTTGCTTGTTCTGTCAAATACCCAATTGCGCCTCCGGGATGTGACTTTTCGAGGGCTTCAAGGATTGTTTCCTTAAGCTGCCTGTTTATTGCGTTGGGAATCCCCGGCTTGCGTCCGGCTCCCGGTCTTGCTCCGCCTTTAGCCATAATTGAAATATAGATTGTTTTTCCTTTGGGCGCAATAACGAAAACCCCTCACTCCGTCAAGAGCAAGGGATTTCTCGTTGGGGGACGATAACAGGGGAATAGGTATAACGATTGAGTTTTTAAATGGTTCGGAGGTATTTGTCGAGTTTGAAGCCATAGGCAGGATCAATGGGTTTAGGATTTAAGAAATTATAAATCTGCTGTACTGACCAGCCTTCGATTGACACTGGCTTGGTGATTATTTGCATCTACTCCCCCTTTGCTTCCCGTAGTGCTGCCTCAGCTTGTTCAAACGCCCATGCCAATTCCTCAACACTCGACGCTCCCCCGTCACCGCCCTTCCAGCAGTCTACGAATAGCTCCAAAGCCCTCACGAGTTTGTCGTGGGAGTTTACGGCGCGGACTATAAGAAGGCCGTTTTCAATCGCATCAAGTCCATGCAACGAGCAAATAGCCCAGCCACTGTTATCTTCTTCCTTGTGACCATCAGCCGTGATTATCGACTGGTCTGGCACTCCGCTTGGTTTAAAAACCCACGGTCTTTTCGTTTCAGTCATTTCATTTCCCCCTTGCGGCGATCATCGCGTCTGCGTAAATAAACCGAAGCTTTGCCTCTACATCAGCGTTAAACCTGATGATTTCTATAAAATCAGAACCGTCTGGTCGCGGCCTTCCGGCAAGTGTTTCTTGATCTTTGGTTACTCGAACAAAGGCGAGATTTTCGGGGGCGGCGGCGGCGTAATAGTCCCTGAGAGAAAGCGTAGCCGGAATAGCGATATCGGTGTTTCCGGTTCCACCCCAGCCGCCAGCGTGGGCGGGTTGATATGGTTTGTCTGTCATTACTGGCTCCATGCAATCAGGTGAGCGGTGAGGAATAGAAGGGTGAGGCGGATTGAGTATTTCATGATTGCTCTCCGGTGGCTTTGGCGATTACTTGGTTTGCTTTTATCATCGCATTTTCCCAAGCTTCATCCTGATCTGTGACAATTTTCACGGCACCAGTTCTGATTGCATTTCGAATATTCTTCAAAGCCTCAAGCATCTCAGGCGCGGCGGCTATTAGCTTGGCGTTGGCTTCGGCTACATCTTCCGCGATACCATCTGATAATTTTACCCCGTTCGCATAAATATGTTGAGATGCGCAGACGTCGCCTATCTGACCATGCTCATGATCGTAATTCCCAAATTCCCAGAAACTGCTATTTCTGTGTGCGGTCCAAGGCCCCGGCGTATGCTTGATGTTCTGTGTCATAACAAAAAACCCTTAAAAGAACCCGCCCCGATTGCGCCGGAACAGATTCATCTAAGGGTTCTACGATTGGAGCGCAATTCCAATATGATTAGATTAAACCCTATCTAGGGCTTGGTGTCAACAGGGGTGGAACAATTATTTTCGGCTCCATAGCCGCCTGATTGAACGCCGTTGTCAGTTTCATAGCTGTACCTCGCGTAATATGTTTTGTGCATATGCTCAGTATGGCGGGGGTGGGGTTAATACCCGGTAAATAAACAGCGGCGTAATAAACCGCAGAAAACAGCCGTTTTTCGCATTTCGTAAGTTTTGTTAGACCCAAAATCAATTAAATCAAACACTTAACCTATAAAAATAACTAACAAACGCCGAAAGAGGTACCCCCCCCTTGTATTAGGCTATAGATGATTAGAAAATAAATTTGAAAACCCCCTATATATAATTTCACGTTATTTTTGTTAGATTCCCTTACTTACTTACTTACTTACTATAAAATATATAATAATAATAAGGGCTTAAGCCCTATGAACCGACCTAACAAAATGTCTAACAAAACCTAACAAAATGGTTAATCGCGTTAGGTCTTTGATTTAATTAGTAAATTTAAGGTGTTGAATTCTGCCGCCGTTCTGGTATGCTTTTCTGGTTCAACGCTCTTGGAGGCACTAAATGACTGATTTCATTGCAGAATTCTTTATATTTTTAAAAAGCACGGGATTTGACCCCGCAGCTAACACGCGAATTATTTCCGACGATAAGGTTCATAGATTTTGTGATTCAGGGAGCAAAAAATCATCTTCTGCGTACTGTTTAAAAATAGAAAACAATTACGCGGTTGGATGGGCGCACAGCTTTAAAACTGGCATTACGGAAACATTCATTGGTAAATCTGAGGGCAAGCTATCCCGTGAGGAGCGGGACGAGATAAAGCGTGTTCTGGAATTAAGGAAGGCGCAGGACGCGGCGAATAGGCTGAAGGCGCAGGCGGACGCTCAGGCGCAGGCTCGCAGGCTCATGGAGAGCGGTTCTGATGCCCGCACGGAGTATGAGGGCAGAAAACAGATTAAACGCATGGGCGGGGCTGTATCGGTCAGGAATAAGCTGCTGGTTCCGATATACAACGGGGACGCTTTGGTAAATGTGCAGACGATTTACCCGTCAGGCGAAAAGTATTTTCTGAAAGGCGGCATGATTAAGGGCTGTTTCCTGCTGCTAGGAAGTCTGCCAGAGCGAGGCGGCGAGATTATACTGTGTGAAGGGTATGCCACTGGCTGCACGATTGCGGAGGCTCTTGGAACCGCTGATAATAAAACAGCGGTAATCGTTGCCTTTAACGCTGGTAATTTATTGCCTGTTGCCAAAAGGTTTTCCAAAAAGTATAATTTAACCATTGCAGCGGATAATGACGCGGCGACTGTCGTTAATGGACAGATAAAGAATATCGGCATCCTCGCGGCGCAGGAGGTTGCTGAAACATTGGGTGGGCGGGTCTGCGTACCCTCTCTGTCAGCCTTAACTGGCTCTCCGGGTGTTGAACACCCCGCCCATTCGAGTATCCAGACTGATAAAAACCGCAGCATAGATTTTAACGACATACACACAGAGTACGGCCTGGAAGCGGTTCGGGGATTTTTCGATAATATCGGAGAGGCTGCGGACGAATATCACGATTATCACGAACCGACTGAGAAGCCAGATCGTGAGTTGCCGTTCAGGGTTCTAGGGTACGATTCAACCAATTATTACTATCTCCCCAAAGCCAAGGGAAAAATCGTCAGTATCCCGTCATCGGCGCACACGATGGCGAATTTAATTCAGATCGCGCCCTTAGAATATTGGCGAGATAATTTCGGACAAGGTGAGGGCGGAGACAGTAAGGCGGCGATACACGCGGCCAACAGTTTATTGCGCGCGTGTGAGGCACAGGGGATATTCGACGCAAATGACAGGCTACGGGGTGTCGGGGTCTGGCGGGATGAAGGGCGGATTATCGTACACGCTGGGGATGTTCTCTATGTAAACAAAGAGCGCAAGGACGTAAACGACATCCAGTCGAAATACGTCTATGAGATCGACCGCAAGGCGTTGCAGTTTACAGGCGTACCTTTGGGGAACCGTGAGGCTGTGAAGCTGCGGGAGATATGCGAGAGCCTGAGCTGGGAAAACAGCTTATCGGGCGCGTTGCTGGCTGGCTGGCTGGTCGTGGCTCCGGTATGCGCTGCACTGCACTGGAGGCCGCACATATGGATTAGCGGAGAAAGCGGCTCTGGAAAAACTACGGTTCTGGAAAACATAATCAGTCCAGTTTTGGGGGCGACATCAATTCGGGTGGATGGCGGGACTACGGAGCCAGCGTTGCGACAGATGCTTGGGCACTCAGGCAGACCAGTTATTTATGACGAGGCTGAGAGCGAGACGCGGCGCGATGGCGAGATCATGGCGAATATTTTGCAGCTTGCGAGGCGGTCAAGTTCTGGCGGCACGATTGCGAAATGGGGTCAGAACGGGGTTAACGTAACTACAGTTCGTAGCTCGTTCTGTTTTTCCGCGATTAACCCTTCACTGAGGCAGCGTGCAGACGAAAGCCGCGTGTCTATGCTGAACCTAAAAAAACGTAACGAGCCTGAAAAATACGAACAGTTATTATTAAAAATAGAGGAAGTTTTAACGCCTGATTTTTCTGAGCGTCTGTTATCGCGGACGGTTGGCCTCATGGATATTCTGTTAAAGAATTGCCATGCGTTTACGTCTGCGGCGGCACTCGAATTGGGTGACAGGAGGGCAGCGGATCAGGTTGGCACGATGCTGGCTGGTTTGTATCTACTGAGTAAGAGCGATGTTATCAGCACAGAAAAAGCGAGAGAGTGGATTAAAAAGCACGACTGGACGCTGTACACGTCGATTGGCGAAAGCTCTGATTATGAGCGGCTTATATCTGCGATTGCGATGCACCGTCACAGGTTCGGTACGCATGAGGTGACACTAGGCGGATTGATAGCCTGCGCCCTTGGGGATCATGACCGTATGCCTATAGAAACGGCGGACTACGAATTGAGGACGATGGGGATTAAGGTTGAGACGGATTCTGCCGGAAACGAGAAAATAGTTTTCTCGAACACGTCAGAGCAGATCAGGAAAATTCTGTCTGATACTCCATGGGCTGCGAGTTGGAAGCGTTCACTGTCAGATATTCCGGGCGCAGAGAAAACGCTGTCAGTTTATTTCAGCCCCGGCCATACGTCTAGGGGTGTTGCGGTTCCTGCCAAGTTGTTCAGGGAGTAGGCCATGCAGCTATATGACCACCAGAATGACGCGCTCACGAAGCTGCGGGAGTCGATGCGTTTAAACCAGTCTGTTTTATTGCAGGCTGCGACAGGCTTCGGAAAAACAGCCTGCGCGAGTTATATGCTTAAAGGTGCGCACGAAAAAAAACTGGTCGCGTGGTTCGTCTGCCACCGTAAGGAGCTTGTCGAGCAGACATCAAAAACTCTCACACGGATAAATCTGCCTCACGGGTTTATAGCGGCTGGAAGGCTGTATAATCCGTTAAATACTATTTTTATCTGTTCAGTTGATACGCTTAAAAACAGACTGGATAATTTACAGCCGCCAGACTTGATAATATTTGACGAGTGCCACCATTGCGCGGCGACAGGCTGGCGCATGGTTCACGCTTGGGCGAAAAAAGGAGGGGCGAGGATTGTCGGTCTGTCTGCGACACCTTGGCGGCTGGATGGATCAGGGCTGAAAGATTTTTTTGATGATATGATTCATAGCCCGCCTGTCTTATGGCTGATAGAAAACGGGTTTTTGTCGAAATACGAAGCGTTCGCGCCAAGTACGCCTGATTTGTCTCAGGTTAAATCCCGCATGGGGGATTATAATCAGGAGCAGATTGCGCAGGTGATGGATAACTCTGTTTTATTCGGGTGTGCGGTTGATAACTGGAAAGAATTGGCACAAGGAAAAAAGACGATAGGTTTCGCCCCCAGCGTCGAGTTATCGAAGAAACTAGCAGCACAGTTTAGGGTATCAGGCGTAGAGGCCGAACACCTAGACGGGACGACTGAAAAAACGGAACGAGCGCGGATTATTCAGAGATTTGCAGACGGTGATATTCAGGTTGTATTTAACGTCAACCTGTTTTCAGAGGGTTTTGATTTGTCAGCGATTGCAGGGCGAGACGTTCCGATTGAAGCGGTCATTCTGTACAGGCCGACACAGAGCTTGAGCATGCACCTGCAACAGGTAGGACGCGCACTCAGGCCGAAGCCGTACCCAGCGATTATATTAGATCATGCTGGCAACCTGATGCGACACGGCCTGCCGGATATGCCGTTTAACTGGACGCTAGAAGGAAAGCCCAAGAAGAAAAAATCAGATATATCAGAGCCACCTATCAAGCAGTGTCCAGAGTGTTATCTGGTACACCCTGCGGCCTCGAAAACCTGCCAGCACTGCGGATATGTTTACCCGGAGCCGGAAGGAAAACAAATCGAGATTGTCGAGGGGAAACTACAGCGGCTCTCATGGGAAGATATCAGGGAAAATAAAAAGAATATCAAGAAGCTGATTGAAAACTGCACGACTCAGGATGATTACAGGCAGGTTGCGAAACTTTGCGGGTATAAACCGGGCTGGGCGTATTACGCATGGAAGGACAGACATGGCACAGGAAGAAACGGCAATCTTAAAGAGAGCGATGCTGAAACTATCCCAGTTACGGGCGATATGTTTTCGCAACAATAGAGGCGTGTTTTTTACGCTTGATTTAAAACGCAAGGTCAGGGCTGGTCTGGACGTAAACGGATCGTCTGACCTGATAGGCTGGCACTCGGTTATAATCACGCCTGAGATGGTAGGAAAGAAAATCGCCGTATTTTTAGCGTGTGAGGTTAAAACCAGTAGCGGGAGATTATCGGAAGATCAGGAGCGTTTTTTAAAGAACGTAAGGGCTGCGGGCGGGATCGGTTTAGTTCAGCGCGGGGATCAGGAAATAACGCTTGACGACCTGAAAATATCAGAGGTATTATAGACACGTTCAACACTACGGAGATTCACATGACTATAAAACTAAATATGTCCAATGAGGACTATCACGCCCATTCTGCCATGAGCCGAAGCGGGTTATCGCTGATAGACCAAGCCCCTAAAAAATACTGGTATAAATACATCTCAGGCCAGCACGAAGATTCAGAAAGTGACGCGCTGCGCATAGGCTCGGTTTTTCACACGATGACGCTTGAGCCTGCGGAGTTTAACAAGCGCGTTCTGGTATGGTCAGGTGCACCTAGAAACACGACTAAAGGAAAAGAAGAATACGCCGCCGCAGTAGAGCAGGCGGGTGATCGTATTCTGGTTAAACAGTCAGAGGTCGATAATCTCAAGGGCATGGTCAGCAGTATTTTATCAGAGCCAGCGGCGAAGAAAATTATAACGGGATCAGGTAAAATAGAGCCTTCGTATTTTTGGGATGATCCGATAACAGGATTGCCCGTTAAGTGCCGCCCTGATTATTACCGCGATGATGGTATTGTGCTGGACTTGAAAACCTGTATCGACGCAAGCGAGGCCGCGTTTAAAAAAAGCATCCTGAATTATTACTATGACATACAGGTTTATATGTGCCTTGCGGGTATCGAGGCCACGACAGGGAAGCGTCCCAGCGCGTTTGTATTCGTTGCCACCGAGAAGGAACCGCCGCACTGCACAGCGTTTTATCTGGCCGATGAATCTGTCATAGCCAGCGGCGAGGCGCGGTTTAATCGGTTGATGGAAATATATGCGGCTTGCAAGAAGTCGAACGTATGGCCTGCGTATGGAAGCTTAATTAAAAATATAAGTATGCCCGATTGGTATATGAAACAGAAAGGGAAATAATGGAAGATTTTTATGTGAAGATTAACTGCGGGAATGATTTAGCCTTTAAAGAAAGAATAGGTGATATCGTAGCAGCCGCACTTAGGTCGCACGGATATAAGATAGCGCAGTTTTTAACCCCCGATAACGATACCGAAACAACTATAGGAGAATAGAAAATGTCGAATTTAGTAATTATCAAAAAAAGCCTGATTGATCCTAAAACACAGGCTCAGATTAAGATGGCACTGCCCGCGAACGTAACGCCTGAGAAGTTTGTCCGCGTGGCGATGACTGCCTTGAATAACTCTCAGGACTTGGCGAACTGTACGCCTGAGTCAGTTATGAACGGCCTGCTTAAATGCGCCGCTGATGGACTTCTGCCAGACAACCGCGAGGCGGCACTGGTTAAGTTTGGAAATCAGGCACAGTATATGCCGATGGTTTACGGCTTGATTAAGCGCATGAGAAATTCGGGCGAGGTCAGCACTGTCAACGCTTATATCGTGTATGAAAACGACGACTTTGAATTCGAGATTATTAACGGCGAGGAAAAAATCAGCCACAAGCCGAAGATTATCGGGGATCGTGGTCAGTTTATTCTGGTTTATGCCGTGGTCAGTTTGAAAGACGGAGGCAGGCACGTCGAGGTTATGACGAAGGCCGAGGTTGATAAAACACGAGACGCGAGCCGTTCCAAGGACAGCCCTGCATGGAAAAACTGGTATGATGAAATGGCTAAGAAGGCAGTAATCCACAGAGCCGCGAAACGTGTACCGACAGCCAGCGAAGTCGATGACATGATCCAGCGTGATTATAAAGTCAGCATGACGGGGACTGATGCACCGGAAACTCCGCCAGAGAAAAACCTGATTGATAATCTGAACGAGGCGATTGAGGCCGATGTTGTCGAGGAGGTAAAAAATGAAGGTGAATAAGGGAACTGTTTTGTTTAGCGCGACTGATATCGAGGTCGAGCATAAAAACGAGCTAATCGAACTAGCTAAAAAATATATTAAAATGAACGGTCTTACGTCTGATGATGTGCGCCTGTACTCGAAAGAAACTTCGGTTATAGTCGAAGCGAAAATTGATATTGAAATACTAACACCAGAGGAAACAGAATAATGAAATACGGGCACTTTATCGGCAGACTAGGCCGCGATTGGGAAGCTAAAACAGTAGGCCAGTATACGGTCTACGAAAATTCTATGGCTGTTCGTGCGGGAAAGGATGGCAAGGATACGCTATGGGTTAAGCTTGCTCAGTGGGGAGAAAAGCCCGGCGAGATATTGCAGAAATTCACAAGCAAAGGTTCGATGCTCTCCGTTCATGGTGATATCGAAGTCAGGGCATGGGACAAGTCAGGCACACCGCAGGCCGAACTAAGCTGTAAGGTCATGAATTTTGAATTCATTGGCGGGCAGGCCACAGAAAATAAACCAGCCGAGAAAAAACAGACACTCGCGGGCGCAGACTCAGCCGAAGACGATATCCCGTTCTAAAATAATCCTTTTAAAATAATCCTCTCCATCACTTGACACCCTTTATAATCTAGGGGTATGCTGCATATAAATGTGGTGGAAACAACCAAGGAGAAATAAAATGGCATGGAATAGCGGTCTAAAGTTTGGTGAATTCATCGACGCAATAAAAGCATTGCCAGATGAAACAATCGTGCGTTTTGACTTCGGGTATTTTACCCCGAAGGGCAAACACAGTTATCGCGGTTATTATGAGGATATTGCGCTTGGATATACAGATGAAGTCTACGATAGGCTTACAGCGAAAGACTTGGCTATGGAACTTACATCCTATCTGGGGCAGACCATCACCGGATACAAAGGCGGCGATTACACCGTCACACGCGATACAGGAATGTGGGTTTCTGCGGACTCATCCGAATGCACTGACACGATCATCACGAGCGTCCGTGACCTAGGGTATGGGTATGCAATCATCAACACGGCCTATGAATATTAACCCCACCCGCATTGTTTAAGGAGAGATGAGATGAGAAGTTCAACCAAAGCAATAATTTGTACTCTGCTTCAAGCGGCTAACTTTTTGGCCTCATGTTATTTTCACTTACATACGGCGACTATAGTTATTGCCGCTGCTAGTTTAATTTGTTGCGTATGGATCACATTATCAATTATTGAGCATGAAAAATTAGACAACCGAAAAGGAAGATGAAATGAAAGACGAATTAAAACTTACGCCTACGCAAGCTATTGGAGTCGCGCTTTCATGCACTCCAGCAGCTAAAGATGAAACCATGTACCAATGCCAGAAAGAGGCTGTAGATATTATAGACCACCTTTATCGCATGGGGTTTAGTGTTATCCTGACTGATAGCATACAGGGACCGCAGGAAGACTAACCATGTACGAAAACGCCCTCAGTCCATATCAATTACGCATCTGGAAACGCAATATGCCCTCAATCATCCGGCAGTTACGCGGCATCCCGCAAGTTGCCATGAAGATGGAGCCGAGAGCGTGTGTATTAAGTACGTCTATTTCTGTTGAACCGTTTTATTGGAGTGATAATGAAAATCCATAACCCCGAAACGCTCAGAAAATTCATGGAAAAGCATTCCCTAACCGTCCGCCAAGTAGCCGAAACGCTTGGTTATACATACCGTGAGGATTCGCGTAATTGCGAGACTGTCAGGCGTATGCTGAATGGTGATTATAATTGGGAGCAAAAGTGGCTTTGGGTTAGTGATAAGTTGAATAAATTATGTTGAAAGTTCTCGATTTATTTTCTGGTATCGGCGGTTTTTCACTTGGTCTAGAAAGAACGGGCGGATTTGAAACCGTGGCTTTCTGCGAGATCGACCCTTTCTGCCAGAAGGTTCTAAAAAAACACTGGCCAGACGTACCAATTTATAACGATGTAAGGACTTTGAATTATGACGGAGCAGTTGACGTTATTACAGCCGGATTCCCTTGCCAGGATGTCAGCACAGCGGGTGCGAAGGCTGGGATTGGTGAAGGCACTAGAACTGGCCTTTTCAGGGAAGTTATCAGGATTGCGGAGTCTAAAGGACTGCCGATCATTATCTTTGAAAACGTCTCTAATTTCTTGTCAGGAAACGGGGGTGAGTGGTTCTACAACTTCCTATCAGCCTTGGACGAGGTCGGGTATAATGCTGAATGGTTCTGCATTACCGCTGCCAGCATTGGGGCACCGCACGAGCGCGACCGCGTCTGGATTGTTGCCTACACCGACAAAGCACAACTCGAAAGAGGGGGCATATCCCGCAGAATATACGAGAAACACGCCGACTTTAGCGACTCATGCTGGGGGCAAGATAAACCCGGAGTGGTCAGAACACTTAATGGGGTTCCCAATCAAATGGACAGAGTTGGAGCGTTAGGAAACTCAGTAGTTCCCCAAATACCAGAAATGATCGGATACGCCATATTAGAGGCAGAAAAATAATCTAAATACCCCCTTGCGCTACATATAAATATGGTGCATTATCTCTCTTAACAACCAAGGAGCTAACAATGATCGACACAAACAAACCATCCGCATGCGCCGTTTTGGTGTATGTAACAATCGTTAATAATGAATATTCCTGCTACGTCACGCCAGATGGTGACATTGAAAACCTTGAATTTGAGGATTGTCCGTTTGATGGTGAGGGTATTTTCGTGAAAGATTTTCATGTTATTCACGGAGAGAAAATCCGCCCGTTTATGGATGTTCTGACAGACCGAGCCATGGAAAAAGCAAACGAAAAAGGCTTGTTTGAAACTGATTGGGATGGTGCGCAAATGGATCGTGCGTATGAGAATATTGGAGAAGGGCGTTAATCATGAAAAACCTGTTAAATCATAAATCGACTGCTAGTGTGTGGGAATGGATTTCTGCTTCTGGATTGGTTCTAGGTTGTCCGGCAGCTATCTGGGCTTATTATCTGGTTACAGGGGAGATTGTACGATGATCGACCACACAAAGACAATCGAGGCTCTTACGTTGGAGTTGGATAAAGCCGTTCAGTGGGAATATGAAGCCCGCAGGCTTTCTCTTCAAACGATAGCGGAAAGCTCTACTGCATGGACACCTGAGCAATGGCGCAATAAAATGCTTGAGGCTTGGCATGGTGAAGCTAAGGCGACTGACCTTGAGCAGCCATGCCACTACATGGAAGCCCTCAGCACCATAACCACGGGAGATTCAAGTGACCGAACCTAAAACCGCAAAAGATGCGCTGCTGCCCTGCCCGTTTTGCGGCTGCAAAGAAATAAAGCAATGGAAGGTGAAGCATGAAGATGGCGTTATTCTGCATACAGTTCGCTGTTCAGGTTGCCATGAAGGAATGGATGGTCAT